TTATGCTTTCCCCCAATCTTTACGTGGATCAAAAGACGACTGGGCGTCTGCCAGTTGCTGCCACAGCGCGGCAGTGTTTTCATCCGGTTTCGGCGGCATCACGATTTTCAGTACCGCATACAGATCGCCGGTCTGTTTTTTGCTCACCAGACCTTTGCCTTTAACGCGCAATCGTTGCCCGGCCTGGCTGCCTGGCGGGATAGTCAGCAAAATGCTTTCTTTCAGTGTTGGAACGGTGACTTTAGCACCCAGCGCCGCTTCCCACGGGCTAACCGGCACCACAATTTCCAGATCCTGGCCGACAATATCAAACAGCGGATGTGGCGCAATATGAATCACCAGCCACAAATCGCCATTTGGACCGCCGTTTTCGCCCGGCGTCCCCTGGCCTTTCAGACGGATGCGTTGACCATTGCCGACGCCCGCCGGGATCTTCACATTCAGCGTTTTCGGAATTTCCTGTTCGATCATGCCAAAGGCGTTATAAACCGGCAGGTTATAGCTGATGGTACGCTTATGCTCAGTAAGCGTTTCTTCGAGGAATACCGCCACTTCGATTTCAATATCGTGGCCGCGTGTGGCGGGGCGTTGACGGCTCTGGCGGGCATGCTGACCGAAAATTGACGAGAAGATATCGTCAAAATCTTCGGCGTTAAAACTCTGACCGTCGCCATGGTGGAACTGACGGTTAAATTGCGGATCGTTGCGATGTTGCCACATCTGATCATACTCAGCGCGACGTTGTTCATCACTTAACACTTCCCAGGCTTCAGCGACCTCTTTGAAGCGGGCTTCGGCATCCGGTTCTTTGCTGACATCAGGATGGTATTTGCGGGCAAGTCGACGATAGGCGGTCTTGATTGTCTTGAGATCGTCCGTCGGTTTCACGCCCATGATGGCGTAATAATCCTTTAATTCCATAGCGTTATCTCGCGTAAATCAACACAAATTGAAGGAACCCCTGTAAGGTAACTCCTATAAGTGTAGGGTAATCCTCAAAATTTCATATGCCAACACAGAATATGTTATTGAAATCATCGCGGAGAGGAGGTCGCCATCAAGATGGGTTGCTGAACATATTTTAAACAGGTGAAAAAGGGTGAGCGATTTTTGATAGTTGAACCAGGCACTTTAAGTTTAACTAGGGCGTCATTATTTATTAAATTTTATAGACGCTATATATGGGTAGTAATATACATGGAATTAGTTGCACTGCAAATAATTATTTGAAACAGGCCTGGAACGATATAAAAAATGAGTACGAAAAAAATCAAACATATTCAATCACGCTTTTTGAAAACACACTGGTGTGTTTTATGCGGTTATACAATGAACTCAGACGTAAAGTAAATGAAGAGGATACTCCATGTCTGGAATGTGAATCACTAGAAAAAGAATTTGAGGAAATGCAGAATGATAATGATCTATCATTATTTATGAGAACATTGCGTACTAATGATACACAAATTTATTCAGGGGTTTCAGGAGGTATTACATATACTATACAATATGTTCGAGATATTGATATTGTTAGAGTGTCCTTGCCGGGCAGAGCTTCAGAGTCTATCACAGATTTTAAAGGTTATTATTGGTATAACTTTATGGAGTATATTGAAAACATTAATGCGTGTGATGATGTTTTTTCTGAGTATTGTTTTGATGATGAAAATATAAGTGTCCAGCCAGAGCGGATAAATACGCCGGGAATATCTGATTTGGATTCTGACATTGATTTGTCTGGTATATCTTTTATTCAGCGTGAAACTAACCAGGCATTAGGATTAAAATATGCTCCTGTAGATGGCGATGGATATTGTCTGTTAAGAGCTATACTGGTTTTAAAACAACATGATTATTCATGGGCGCTGGTCAGTTATAAGATGCAAAAGGAAGTTTACAACGAATTCATTAAAATGGTTGATAAAAAAACGATCGAGGCTCTTGTTGATACGGCATTCTATAATCTCAGGGAAGATGTAAAGACGTTATTTGGCGTTGATCTACAATCTGACAACCAAATTCAGGGGCAGAGTAGTCTTATGTCATGGAGCTTTCTGTTTTTTAAAAAACAATTCATTGATAGTTGCTTGAATAACGAAAAATGTATCCTGCATTTACCCGAGTTTATATTTAATGATAACAAGAACTTGCTTGCTTTAGATACCGACACGTCGGATAGGATTAAAGCGGTGGGTAATGACTCCAACTTATTGATAGTGTTTTATGTTCAGATAATGCCCGATGACTTTGTCATGCAGCTCCACCGATTTTGAGAACGACAGCGACTTCCGTCCCAGCCGTGCCAGGTGCTGCCTCAGATTCAGGTTATGCCGCTCAATTCGCTGCGTATATCGCTTGCTGATTACGTGCAGCTTTCCCTTCAGGCGGGATTCATACAGCGGCCAGCCATCCGTCATCCATATCACCACGTCAAAGGGTGACAGCAGGCTCATAAGACGCCCCAGCGTCGCCATAGTGCGTTCACCGAATACGTGCGCAACAACCGTCTTCCGGAGCCTGTCATACGCGTAAAACAGCCAGCGCTGGCGCGATTTAGCCCCGACATAGCCCCACTGTTCGTCCATTTCCGCGCAGACGATGACGTCACTGCCCGGCTGTATGCGCGAGGTTACCGACTGCGGCCTGAGTTTTTTAAGTGACGTAAAATCGTGTTGAGGCCAACGCCCATAATGCGGGCAGTTGCCCGGCATCCAACGCCATTCATGGCCATATCAATGATTTTCTGGTGCGTACCGGGTTGAGAAGCGGTGTAAGTGAACTGCAGTTGCCATGTTTTACGGCAGTGAGAGCAGAGATAGCGCTGATGTCCGGCGGTGCTTTTGCCGTTACGCACCACCCCGTCAGTAGCTGAACAGGAGGGACAGCTGATAGAAACAGAAGCCACTGGAGCACCTCAAAAACACCATCATACACTAAATCAGTAAGTTGGCAGCATCACCGGGCTTGGCATATCGAAGAGCACGGAAGCATCAAGGCTGATAACCTTGCGATCAACATAGTTCATCGTGGCATAGGGGTGATGCTCTGAGAACCACGAGAGGGGGTAGTTGATGTTCATTGGTGCAGGTAAAAGGCTCTGGCGAAGTTTCTTTTCGCACTCGATGAAGTATCGGCGGATCTGACGGCCTTTTTCGTTACGTTCAACCATCGCAAACTCTTTGGCTGTATCGAGAGTGAGGTGGTATTCCTTGCGGTTGTGACCGCCTCTACCTTTTGCTTCCCGAATTTGGGAAGCAATCATATAGTCCTGATTTTCAACGAAACCATATTCAGCAATGCGTTCTGTAATCCAAGACGCAAAGCGTTTACCTACCCCAAGAAAAGTATGTAAATCACGGGCATTACAGAACAGGGTAGTTTCGTTGGCGATGGTGCCGTTGAATACGGGGATGAGTTGAGAGTTCATATTTTATGTCCTTTGCATTTGTTCAGATAGCCCTGTGTTCAGCAGGGCGGCCAGGTACTTGAACACCGTGCAAAGTCGGCCCGTATCCTTAACCTTTCGGCTGTTTTTCGGTATACGCGCTACCCGACCATATCTGAAAAATGGACATAAAAAAGCCGCATGACTGACGGGTGCGGTCTCCGCTTTGCAAGGTGTGTTCAGCACCATGAGGCGGAATATATCCCCGTTAATGCAGCATTGTCAAACGATCTGTTCTTTAAAGACTTAACGAGAAGCCTTTTCGGGAATTTCGATCTGACAGTCTTGAAATATCCTGTAGCGTGCGGCGCATTTCTTCCGTCAGATGCTTGAAGGCGTTAAATTCGGCGACAGCTGCATCGACGTTATAGCCCTTGCTGTGTAGCTCATTGAGGATGCGCATAGTTGGGCTTGGCATATCGAAGAGCACGGAAGCATCAAGGCTGATAACTTTGCGATCAACATAGTTCATCGTGGCGTAGGGGTGATGCTCTGAAAACCACGATAAAGGGAAATTGATATTCATCGCAGGAGAAGACAGGGCCAGTTGTTTCTGTTCCCATAGTTGTTTTTCCATGCGATCGAATTCAGCAATGTAGGCTTCCTTGAATGCAGCGGCTTTTTTACCAGTGAATCCCATCACCAGGAAGACGAAGCCGTTTTTGGTGATTTGGTACATTGGGAGTTTGCGCCCGGTTGAGTCGGTGTATTTACTCGACACAAAATTGTGTTCAGCAAATTCAATCGAACATTCCAGATTGCGAACTTTATCAATTACACGTTCGTGTCGTTTGTCAAAGAAATTTGCAATAGCAACAGATGTTGTGACGGCACGACCATTCTGAATGGTGATTTCAGGTTGAGAAAGGGCAGGGATAGTAGCCATAATGGCAGCCTCCTTGATTGGTGATTGAGAACCACCGCAGGAGGTCCTAAGCTCGCTGGCGGTGGACTGTACAGGGTTAGGACTACTGGCAATCAAGGGAACCAGCCCGACCGAAGTCGGCCCCATACAGCCCACCATTGATAAGATGTGCGTGTATGTCGATACAAAAAAAGACGCTGGCGCGTCTGTATCGCCTCGATTGTCAGCGGGGTCCTAATCCCGACACCCGTTTTATAAGGTGTTTGCCAAATATAGCCCCGACATCACACGCAGTCAATACCGTCCTTTCTCAGAAACGCTTTGGCGATGTGGCAGGTGGGAGACCCATTTCGACCCGATTCGGCCTACTTATCTTCAGCAATAGTCCCTCGGGCCTCGCCGCTTTACGTGCGACATATTCCCGTCCATGAACCCTTCACCACACCCCAAAACATTCCCTGTATTGGTCAGCGCCAACTTCCTGCCAGTGTTGCCCGTTCTCACGCCGTTCTCGCTCTCGCGCGGGGATACTCTCTCATCGACCGGATCGCACCCGATGATACAGCACGTTTACGTGTAGGGGTCTAAACAGGTCATTGACGCTGTAAAGCTCCAGATTGTTAAAGAGCATTTTGCGGCGGGTTAAGTCGCGCCGTACGACTGATTTATGTAGCCCTGTGTAAGGGCGCGATGTTTCTGGCTTGAAATAAATATAACTTGCGGTGATTTTCATGTAAATACCGCCAGTGCTTTTTAGGGCGAAAAATTATTACTTAACTGATTTTTAAAGTGATTTATTTTTTAAGGGGACAGATAACAGGAGGGGATATGCAAAGAAAAGCCCGGCGCAGGGGCCGGGGTTAAATTTTCTGTTATGGGCGAGTGATGGTTGATGCGTTTCCGTTTTCTATTACACCTGCTCGTATCGTGTAGCTTCCCAAGATTTTTACTGTCCTGTTTTCTTTCATTGCATCAAACAGTATGGCGATCTCGTCTTTATCATCTATGAACGACGTGTCGACTGAAACAGGGAAACTGTCTTCACTAGATGGTTCGCGGCAGCTTAGGGTTATCTTTTCCGCAGTACGCTTGATCCCATCAATGACTAATTCAAGATTTCTTTCTTCTTTTTTTGCTTTTTCGATAGGATTCTTGATTAGTTCGTGGATTTCTTTGTTAGACAGTTCAACGGTGCTTGCGCCTGATATGACAATTTTGTCAGCATCAGACGCGCCTTTTAATACCCCTGTATACGCTTTTGCAGTATGCTCTTGAATCCCTTCGGCGCGCTCTACAGCATCTATGCCCGCTTTAGCTCTAATCGACTCAAGCATTCCGTCCCTTAAGATCGTCATGCGCTCGTTTTCTGATTTAATCTTGGCTTCTTCAAGCTTTGTTTCTTCTTGCTTAACTTCTACTTCGGCTTTTTTCTCTAAGTATGATGTACCAACCCACGCACCGCCTATAACGGTGACAGCAAACAAGAAGCATAATGTTTTTTGGCTAGGACTCATACCGTGTGTGACCTTCTCAAAGGCTTTACCGAATGCTTCAAAAAGCTCTGTTAATGCAGCAAGTATATCAGTACAACCTTCATTAATGGTAAAGATGATCTCTGCTTCATCTTTATCTTTACCAGTTAACCTTTGAAGGTTGTCCGTTTTATATTTTATCAGTGTGAAAACTTTATAAATTTCAGTCTGAAACTCACATAAACCCTGAGCCAGAGAAGAGGGAAGTGTTCCGTTGTAGCGAGAAGGATCACCATAAATCTTAAAATTCACATTATTGAAGAGGTCTAACTTGATCCTGTCGATAGTTATCTCTTCGCCACCATCTAACCTTGCGAACAAAGATTCAATGTCGTCCAGACTTGAAACATTAATAATATCTTTCATTACAACACCTTCGGCACGACCTTGCTAGTTAAATTAGTGATGTTGACATCCTCCACGCCCCAAAGGACGTGATGGATGTTAAATCGCTCTTTGAGATCAATCAAAAGTCTCATCATTCCACTGCGATTTGATGACCTTTCCGACAAACTGGCAGTTTTCGTTACACTCAATCATGTCGAATCGTGGGTTGAGCGGCTCCAGGTACGCTTTACCGCTCTCACGAATGAATCGTTTGAAGGTGAATTCATCGCCGTTCATTCGGGCCACGCAAAAATCGCCATCCTCAATCTCCCGTTCAGGGTCAACGAGTATCAGCATCCCTTCAGGGAAACTGGGTTTACCACCCTGCGGTGCGGTCATTGAATGCCCCTTGACCTCCAGCCAGAACGACCTGTCACTGGCTTTTGTGGTGGTGGAGATCCATTTAATCGCATCTTTTGCGGTGTACGAAATATCATCCATTGAGAATGCGCCAGCTTGTACGCAGGAGAGTAACGGATATTCGTAAGCGGGGACACGAGTTAATGGCTCTTCAATTGCGAGCGCCATTTCTGCAATAGATTTTGCCAGGCTGGGACTGAAATCTCCGACCTTTACATTCAGTATCTTAGCAAGCTGTGCTGCGTGGCTGGCATTTATGGCGTTGATGCCAGCCATTAGCTGATTAACAGCGCTTTGGGTAACACCTAATTCATAGGCTAATGATTCCTGCGACAGGCCTAACTCTTTCTTTTTAGCGTTAAAAATACTTTTCAGACGCTTGGCGTCTTCCAGTTGCTCAGGGGTTAACGGTTTCTTTTTCATGTTCATACCATATCACCTTTGGTTATATGTAATGAAATATCTGCGGTGTTGACATTTTAATAACTGTGCGTAATGATATGGGCATTTTGAAGGAGTCAGTTATGGCGATGAAAAAAGAGACCCTGGCTGATTACGTATACAGGTTCGGCCAAAAGAAAGCCGCTAAGGACTTTGGCGTGGCGCAGAGTGCAATCAGTAAAGCGCTTCTCGTCGGACGAGAAATATACGTCAAAACCTTTGATGACGGCACAGTTGAGGCGGAAGAGGTTCGTCCGTTCCCTGCGTTCGTAAGAGGCGATGATTAATCCTGGACACACAGCGCACCGGAGGTGTGAGTGAACAGGCAAATCAAAACGGTTATGCCCGATCAGTACAGCGATGCTGATCGGGACTGGATACAGGAGCAATTGTTACAGCTAGACCCGACCACCAGGGTAAAAATTGCAGCAGAGTACGCGAGAGTGTACCAGGAAGAGTGGGACAAGGAGCCTGTATCGTTCAGGAAGGGCAACAGGGCAAGACGGAGCGCCAACACCCGGTTACGGGTGTATGTCCAGAAGTACGCGAGAGCCAGCCGTGGCTGGATGCTTTCGCCAGTAGCGGTACGGAAGGAGTAAAACCTCAATAAGGTATTGTTTCTTGTGAAATAATTTCGCGTGAAATTATTTCGCTTGAAATTTTACTAAGAAGGGGGTAAGGGGGCAGATCTGTAACATCCGTGCCCGTAAGGGCACTACCAGAGAAAGGCAGCTCCATAGGTTAGGTAGATCACTGTATAGGACGCGATAGTTTCTGGCTAAATTATTATCATGCTAACTATCACAGTGGAAATAGTACCATGTTCATCAAACATGTGGTTATCAGCCTGCTCGGAAAGAAATTCTACACCGGAAAAGACAAGGTCACGTTTGATTATGTGCTGGCTGCCAAATTGCGTGATGCCGGACTGGCGATCGAACGTAATTATCTGGTTGATATGGGCAACGGTAAGCGCGGATTCGTCGATATCATGGTCGTTGCCCCATCTGGTGAACGGTGCGCGATCGAGGTGGACAGAGCGTCACCACGGGCACGTTCAATACTGAAACTGCGCAGACTCAAGCTATACGGCATTCCTGGTATCGTGCTTCTGCGCTGTTCACGTAATCCGGATCAATACGTTTGCGATGAGATCGACGTGATCCCGGCAACGGGTAAATCACGTAGTAAGGGGGCGTCATGCTGAAAATAATCCCAAACTTTGCTCAGGAGCGCGGTTTAAACCAGCTGCGGCACCAGTGGAAACAGCATCGCACGTACCTGATGTACGCACCCACTGGCTCTGGCAAAACTGGTCTTGCAGCATTCGTCACCGCCGGAATGGTTGAACGTGGTATGCGGGTGATGTTTGTCTGTCCGTACACCATCCTGCTGAACCAGACAGCGGAACGTTTCACCGAATACGGTTTGCCGTGGGAAGAAATCAGTTTTGTATGGCGTGATCACCCTAACTATGACCCGTCACGACTGATTCAGATTGCCAGTGCCGACACTCTGATCCGTCGTGAGTTTCCTGACAACATCGATCTGCTGATCATCGATGAAGCACACATGAAGCGTCGTGCGTTACTTGAGGTTATCCGGGACAGAGACATCAGGGTTCTTGGACTTTCCGGTACCCCGTTCGCAGCCTGGATGGGGAAGTACTACGAATGCCTGATCAAGCCTACAACGATTCGTGAACTTATTCAGCGTGGTGATCTGAGCGATTACGAGTTTTTTGCCCCCTCAATGCCTGATCTGGCTGGCGTAAAAACCAGTAATACCGTATTTGGACGGGATTACAACGAGGAGCAGCTCGCATCCATCATGGGGAGTTCGGATCTGGTTGGCGATATCGTTCGCAACTGGCTTGAGAATGGCGAGGATTTGCCGACGATCTGCTTCTGCGTGAATGTTGCGCATGCGAATTTTGTTACCCGTGAGTTTTTACAGTCTGGCATTGGCGCAGAGGTGATGACGGCAGATACCCCCCATGATGAACGGCAGGACATCATTCGCCGTTTTGAAGATGGTGCGACCAAAATAATTGTCAACGTCGGCGTACTGGTAGCGGGGTTTGACAGTGATGTTCGCTGCCTGATCTACGCCCGTCCGACAAAATCAGAAATCCGTTGGTTGCAGTGCATAGGTAGAGCGTTACGTACAGCCCCAGGTAAAAAACGTGCGTTGATTTTCGACCATTCTGGTACGGTTCATCGGCTGGGCTTCCCCGAGGATATCGAGTATGACGAACTGCCGGGTAAAAATGACGGAATGAAAGCGTCTGCTGGCGGTGGCGAGGTTAAGGCTGAGAAACTTCCCAGAGAATGCCCCAAATGCCACTTCATGAAGCCTGCTGGTGTACACATGTGTCCCAAATGTGGGTTTCGTCCTCTTGGTGGCGATGATGTGGCAACAGACCGCGATCGAAAACTCTCTCGCGTAAACAAAGGGAAACGCGAATACAGTCGCGAGGAAAAGCAGCGTTGGTGGAGTGAGATCAAGGGGTATCAGAATTACCGCAACGCGACGGGTAAACCCCTGAGTGACGGATGGTGCGCTCATACCTACAAGGAGAAGTTCGGTGTGTGGCCTAAAGGCTTCAGTAATGCGCCGCTGCAAACCTCAGTTGAAGTGTACAACTTCATCAAGTCAAAGACCATTGCCTATGCCAAAGGGCGCAAGAAAGCCATGACAGGAGGCCAGCATGCAGACTAAGAAGGCAGCGGCCGGGCATTGGGGGCGAATTTTTGAATATTACGGCATGCCTCCTGTTACTGGCTTGAAACATTATAGCGGCCCCTGCCCGATATGTGGTGCCAGAGGTAAATTTCGCTGTGATGATAAGGATGGTTCCGGTTCATGGATTTGTGTCTGTGGTCACGGGGACGGGATGAAGTTGTTGCAACTTGCCACGGGTAAGCCCTGGGTGACGTTGTGTGATGAAATCGATCAGCTGATCGGAAATACCTGGAAGAGGGAGAAAGTCAGCCAGCCTGTAACAGAGATAAGCAGAAAGCGGGAGCTGGTCATGGATAAGTTTGCCGGACTCCCGTGTCTGCGGGGCACAACAGGTGAGGCGTACCTGCAGGGGAGGGGAATACTCCAGTTACCGACCGAATCCGTGCGTTTTTGTGACCGTCAGATCGCCAGCGGGCGCGAATATCAGGCAATTTACGCCATTGCAACAGATGACAGAGGTTCTCTTTGCTATCTGCATCGTACGTTGCTGGATGGTGATCGCAAGGCGAATGTAGAGGCGGCTAAAAAAATGACCGCGCTACAGGAGTTGCCTGGTTTGCAGCATGCCAAATCGGTGGCAATACGCCTGTATCCGGTGTCGTCCACTCTGGGGATAGCCGAGGGTATCGAAACTGCGCTTTCATGCCGTCAAATCTTCCGCTGCAATGTGTGGTCAACAATGAACTCCGGTTTTATGGAGAAGTTTATTGCGCCACCAGGCGTTAATCACCTGATTATCTTTGCAGACAATGATGAGCACGGCGCAGGTCTGGCGGCTGCCTTTAAATGTGGGCATAAGAATCTCATGAGTCGTAATGACGTTGAGAAGGTCAGCATTCGCTGGCCTGACTTGCCGGATTTTAACGACATGCTCATTCAGGGGTGTGAAGCCCGTGAACATGTGTTGACGCGCAAATTCAAAGCGGAGGCTGCCTGATGGAAATAGAGATGATCAAGGCGGCTAATGGCGTATTTGTACCGGCGTATGAGCGCGATTTACCCCGACTGGCAAAATTTAAAAACGGTGAGCTGTATACACTGGAAGCAAAACTTACCCGTAACCCATCTTTTCACCGGAAGATGTTCGCTTTTCTTAATTTCTGCTTTCAGTACTGGTGCGCTGAACATGCTGGATACGAATTCTCTGATGAAGCGACGCAGTTTGATGAGTTTCGTAAAAATCTGACAATTCTTGCCGGGTTTTATGATGTGGTCACAACCATAAGAGGCGAGGTGAGATATCGGGCAAAAAGCCTGAGTTACGCGAATATGGATCAGGATGAGTTTGAACGTTGCTACAACGCAATGATTAATGCCGCGTTAAAACATGTGTTCGGGCGCTCAAACAATCCTGAACTGAATAACCGCCTGCTGTCGTTTTTCTGAGGTGATGATGAAGCAACGTAAACCAAAAAAATGCAAAGTGTGCGGCTCCTCGTTTGTGCCGTTCCGCTCATATCAGAAAGTTTGCTGTGGTCAGTGCGCACTGGAACTGGTCAGAAAAGAAAAGGCGATAGCTTCAGCAAAAGAGCAGGCAGACAAGCTGAAAGCGCGCAGGAGGGACTTACAGCCCCGCAGTTACTGGATTAAGCAGGCACAACAGGCTGTGAATGCTTATATCAGGGAGCGGGACCGTCATTTGCCGTGTGTTTCATGCGGGACGTTCGATTCAGCCCAGTGGGATGCAGGCCATTACCGTACAACAGCTGCGGCACCTCAGCTCAGATTTGATGAACGCAATATCCATAAGCAATGCGTGGTGTGTAACCAGTACAAAAGCGGAAATCTCGTTCCGTATCGTGTCGAACTGATTAACCGCATCGGGCAGGAAGCAGTAGACGAAATCGAATCAAACCATAGTCGCCACCGCTGGACTGTCGAAGAGTGCAAGGCGATCAAGGCAGAGTATCAACAGAAACTTAAAGACCTGCGAAACAGCAGAAGTGAGGCCGCATGACGTTCACCGTAAAAACCATTCCTGACATGCTTGTTGAGGCATATGAAAATCAGACCGAAGTGGCCCGAATACTGAACTGCAATCGTGCCACAGTCAGAAAATACATTGGCGATAAAGAAGGGAAAAGACACGCTATCGTCAACGGTGTTCTTATGGTTCACCGCGGATGGGGTAAAGATACTGATGCGTGA